GGTCCAAAACGGCACCTGAAGCAAAGGCCAAAAGATTACCCGAGCCTGCATCTTGAACGGCAGCACGTAAGATGAGTTCGCGATAGCTATCCTCTTGCAGAAGCTTAAGTAAAGGTTCACTTTCCAGCTCAAGCGCTGGCGCAAGGTGGGGCGCGAGCTCTATGAGGCGGGCCTTGCGCGCCGCAAAGATGGTTTCAAAATCTGGTTGCTCGATAATCTGAGGCGCGGGCAAGCGATCCAAGTTGATAGCCGTGAAACTCATAATACCATCCCATCTAGTCGGATTTCTTTGCCACTAGGCAGATAGTCGCCATAGATCGTCAGAGAAATTCGGGCGTTTTTCAGCTCCTCAGGTGCAGGCTCGCCTTGCACCCGGGTCACGCGCAAGCGTGGCTCCCACTTTCGCAATGCATCAACGGCTGCGGCGTAGATTTGAGCCATTGTCAGCGGTGAAAGGTTTTGATCGACCAGATCGGCCAAGCCCGAACCATAGGAGCGCCGCATGACGCGCGTACCAATTGGTGTCATTAGGATGTCGCGCACCGATTGACGCAGATGGTCCAGGCCATCGATGCCGCGCCCGTTGGTCATATCCATACCCAGAACACTCACTTCGGGGCACCCGTATTTGCCGGACCTGCCAGCACACCACCATGTACATGCTCAACCAAGCTAATGCCGCTGGCGATCACGTCACCATCCACGACCACATCGGCATTGACAAAGACCTTGCCGGGCGACGTTACGGTGATAGCCCCACCGGAAACCTCGACCACAGCGCCGCCTGGATAGATGGTTTTGAAAGTCCCCTCGGATGTGTCAGATGCGTTGTTACCGTTGGCCAGAGCGCAGACAATGACACCTTGTGCCAGGTTGCCCGATGTCGAGATAACCAGAACCTCCTCGCCCACGCTGTAGGCCCAGCTCTCATGTGCATCACCCGCGCGGCGCGTTCCCATGCGCAACCAGCCGGTCAACAACTCGCCCACCTGGACGCGCGCACGTGGCGGGTTGTTGTAGTCAACCTCTTTGACAATGCCCATCTGAGCGATGTTTGCGAGGCGGCGATCATTTTCCTCAGTTTGAAACCCGCTCATGTAATCAGCTCCAAAACAGATGTGCGGTTTTTAGGGGATTGATCGCCATCAGGTACATGACTGATTAGAAGTTCGGGCCTTTGTGCAGAAGAAAGCCTTTGCGCAAGTGTGCCGGAAACAGAGAAACGCAAAGCGCTCACAACGGTTTGATCGCGGATGCTATCACGCCATTCAGCGAGTAGGATGCGCGCACGCTCGCTCAGCTCGCCCTCACTTTGATCAGGATCAAAATTCAGATGCACCGGGTTTTTCACCAGATCGGCGATCAACGGCTCGACCTCTAGTGCATCGATGCCATCGGCACGCAGTTCGGCGCGCACGACGCCATCAAATTCGGTTTCGCGTTCCCAATCATTTTCGATGCCGCCCGCTGGCGTGAATTTCATTTGCTCGATGGCGACAAGCACAGCACGGTGATCCCATACCGTGGCAATTGCTTCTGGTAGGGTCGCATTCAAACGCTGGGTCAGCTCATCTTGTAGGCGGGTGCGCAGGCGCATCGGGTCTCCTCAGATCACAGCGAGCCAGGTGCCATCAGTGCTGACCTGGCCTTTGGTTTCTTGATCCGCATCATCTGGCGCAAGGATCGCGACCAGCTCATCGAAACGGGATTGCAATTTGCTGACTTTCTCCTCGACATCCTCGGCATCAAGAAAACGGTAATCCACCGAGCCTTCGAGCCGACCAACCTTTGCCGCCCCATCAAGCGCAAAGGTGTTTAGCCAGGGAAAGACGCTGGCCAAGGCGCATACAGTCAACGCCTCGCCCCAGATTTCAGCCTTGTCTTGAGGCGCAGCATCCAGACCGGTTGCACGTGTGAGATCGCGCGTGGCAATCCCAATGTGCTTTGACAACAGAGCCTCAGGAACCTCGATAGGAAGGTTCGCAAAGGCCCGGATGTCATTGGGCTGAATGTTGCTGGCCTCAGTCATTCGATCAGGCCGGAGGCTTGCCGAGTACGCAGGCTTCTTTCACCGCGATCTCGTAATCCACCGACATATCAAAGGTGTACTCAAGCACGCGCTTGCGCTTGTGATACTCTTTGTCCTGGTGGATGTCGGAGTGGACACCGTGCGCCAAGTTCATCAGCGGCGTGAACATGACTTTGCCGCGCGGCATGCGAGGGTGCGCCTCAATTGGGCGACCTTCAAACCGACGCAGTGGACTATCCGCAGTAAGCGGCGTTCCGGTGACATGTGCGCCGAGCTCGCGGGCATAGTCATCGGCATCGGCCAGGTTCATAACAAAGGCCGAGTTTTCGCGCCAACGCTCATCGCCAGCATCCATGATGGCCGCAAGTGTTGCTTTCCAGCCGTCAGTTGCGGGATCGATGTCAACTTTAGGTGAGCCAGCAGCCTCAAGCGCGATCTGCAACCAACCTTTATTCAGGCGCAGGAACTTTTCAGCCTGGTTGGCACCGCCGCCATCATCGTTGATACCGTTAAAGCCGAGATCGACCAGATCGCCTTGCAGCCGGGTGACAAATGCCTTTTCAAGCGCTGACAGCAGCTTTGGATTGTCCTTGTTGGCGCGCAGGAAATCCAGTTTCAAGGTGGGGAACAATTGTACCGCCAGCGCACGCAACACCGCGCCGTGTTCGCTTGCATCGGTGGTCTGATCGTCTTGTGGCTCAAGACCTTGCGGCACCCGAACCAGTTGGCGAGAGGCCACATCGATGGCGTCAACGCTGCGCTCCAGGCGCACCATTTTGACGGTTTGGATTTTCGTAAGGAAGTTATCCCCGAAAATCATCGATATCAGCTTGTCTGCGCGCTGAGGGGTAAGAGCGCCGCCATGCGCCAGATCAGTCGGACCGATCAGACCTTTCGCCAGAGCGACGACATCATCGATTTTCTGACCTTTCAGGATAATGAAACTCACAGGAAGCTCTCCTCTTGGGCACCCAAAGATGGGTCAGTTTCGATTGCACCCTTGGCCAGCGCTTTAGTCACAGCGTCTTCAACTTGGTCCTCGATGGACTTTGCAACGCCTGATTTTTGCTCTGGCTCTTTAGGCACGATGCCATGTGCTTTGAGCGCGGCGGCGACAGCTTTTTCCACGTCAGTGGCTTCTGGCTGTTTTGGCTCGACGCCAGCCGCTTTAAGCGCAGCGGCTACAGCCTTTTCCACATCAGTGGGCTGTGTCTGCGCAGGCGGATCGCCAGCAGATTTCAAAGCGTCCTTGAGGGCATCGGGTAGCGCACTTTTCAGTGTCTCACTAACCAATGCCTGGACCTCATCTTTGGTCATGTCAGTCTCCTCGACAGGGGTTTGGGGGGTCACGCCGGAAAGCGCTTTAATGAAACGCTCGACCCATCCGGGTGCTGCGTCTTTCTCGGTGTACCGAGGGTGAGCCGGATCATCCGGCCCAGGCTCCATGCGAGCGATGCCAGCCAGAGAAATGCCTGTAAGCTCGCCGGATTTCAGTTGCCTCCAGAGGTCGGGATCACCGATCTGGATGCCTACAGCCCAAGAACCCTCAGGCTCATCGGGGAATAGCGGATCATTTTTGCGTACCAGCCAGCACTCGGCCACATATGCCATTTCGTTGGTAAATGAGTGCTCGGTATCAATGTTCTTGAGGCGACCCTCGCGCATAAACTCAGCTTGGGCTTTGCGGATGGTGTCTGCATCGGCGGTGTCGCCGTGCGCATCTTCTTGATCAGGGGCATAGACAACGCCATAGGCGCGCATCATGTCGTCATTTTTTAGAGTCAGATCGAAAACTGTAGGACGCTCATTGGGCTCGGCTGATTTCAAGGTCAGGCCCTTGCCGGTCGCAGGTGTTTTCACCAGCGATAGAAAGCTGACAGAAAGATCGGTTAACTTGGCCAAGGCAAGGGCCTCCTCATTGGTGCTCAGGTGTGAAAGGTGTCATTTCCTACATGGCTCACCCTCCCGATTTCGCTTTCGTGCGTGTCTTCGACAATTTGCGTAATTCAGTCTTGCCCGATTGGGTTTTACTGTGCCAGATAGGCGGAGGGGTTCTGGTTTATTACTAAACTTTCAATGACTTAGGGGAATATCGCCCAGGAGTTTTGCCCTGTATCCCTTGCTTTATGAGCAGCGTAGACACCCCTAGAGAGCCCGCAGAAACGGCGATGGTCTTGGTCAACAAAACGGACCTTGAGGGCTTTCTGTCAGTACGTGCCGAGGTTGGCCTCGATGGAGAGTTTCTTTGGCCACATCATCCGCTCGCCCTTGCGCGACTTTACCGGGCTAGCCCAGAGCATGGCCGCGCGATCCATGTGAAGTCGGAGAGCGCATTTGGGGGAGGTCTGATCGGCGATCACGATGCCCTTGATGAGCTTTGTGATGGCGGGTCTGCGGAATTATTCACGCTCCTCGGCCTTGATCTGGAAACCTATGGTAACGCATTTTTGCAGGTGATCTGGTCCAATGATGGCCAGCGCATATTACGTTTGCGTCGCCTACCCGCAATTTCGATGAGCCGCTATCGCGCTGGCTATTTACAGCGCACAACCAAAGCCAACGGTGAGATCAAGAAAACCACATTCACAGCGCGTGAAATCGTACATCTGCGCGAGCCATGCCCTGAGGGTCGGCATTATGCTTTGCCAACCTGGATTGGTGGTCAGGGTATGCTTGAGCTGGCCCACGCTGCAACCCGCTACAACGCCAGTTTCTTCAACAACAACGCGGTACCGGAATATGTTGTGAAGTTCAAAGGCGCGATGCCAAGCAAGGATCAAAAGGCGGCAATTCAGTCTTTTTTCTCAAACGAAATGAGGGGTGTAGAGAACGCACACCGCACACTGGTTGTGAGTACACCCGAGGACGGTGACATCGAGTTTGAGAAGCTCACCGCCGATATGAAGGACGGGGATTTCCTCAAACTCATCGATGCCGCACGCGACCGGATGCCGGTGGCGCATGGTGTACCTCCGCGCATGCTCGGCATTATGACTGCCGGTCAGCTCGGTGGCGGTGGCGAGGTGTCTGGTCAGCTATTCACGTTTGAACACCTAACGCTCAAACCGAAACGCCGCCGCATGCTAGATCAACTCCGCCCGGTTCTCAAGGTTCTGGGACTCAAGCGCGGCAACGCTGACGCACCGCTTGGTGACAATGAAATCGCGTTCCGACCTCTGGATTTGACGCCACCAAAGGACGACACCGAAAACCTCGCCGAGCTGGTTGGCGCTGAAATTTTAGACCGGGATGAAGCACGGGCGCTGTTGCCACATTTGGCCAATGCAGCTCAGAGCGGCTCAGCAGGCGCAGGATCGCCTATAGAGCGCTCAGCACCACAAGGGCCTCTTGAGGTGCTTGCGGCGCTCCTGGCGCGAACCTGAGGAGCTGAGCGGCAATGGCTAAGCGACCCAAGGATGAGGTGAGGCGCTCAGAGGCTCACACAGAGCCGCAAGGTGGCGCTCCGCACCCTTCACCCAAAAAATCCACTACCGACTCTCAGCGAGGCGCACAGCGCCGCTCAGGTCCATCTAGGGGGCGTGGCCGACCTGTAGTTTTCACCGAGACGCAGAAAGAGGATGCGCTGGCCCGATACATGGCCGGTGACAGCTCCAGCGAAATCGCGCGGGTGATCGGTTGTTCGGCGCGTACAATCCGCAAATGGGCAGCGGAAAACGATTGGGCAAGCGAGCTGCGCAAACGCCGCGAAACTTCCGAGGGTTTGGAGGCGCAAATCCACCGCCTGAGTCGGGTGAAAAACCCGACCAACACGCAGGCGCAACGCTTGGCAATGCTCACTAAGTCTTTGCAGCGCATGCAGAAAGCAGCACCCAAGCCTAAACCGCGACCAACCGTTGCAAATGCCGTTTCAGCCGACGCTTTGGCACGTGCACTAGATCCCGAATACGGTCTCTATGAATATCAGGTCGAATTCCTGAAAAGCGAGGAACGTTTTCGCATCATCCTCAAGGCTCGACAGATCGGATTTTCCTACGTTGTCGGGCTTGCCGTGCTCCTGGGCGCGATGGCTGGACGCCCTCAAATCGTGGTCTCCGCGTCGGAAAGGCAGGCGCAAATCATCCTCAATTATGTGCGCCATCATGCTGGCCGGATTGGCGTGGTTTTCGAAGAGGACAAATCAAACCTCCTCAAGATCATGGGCGTTGACATCGTAGCAGTGTCCACCAACTTCCGCACCGCTCAGGGTTGGCCCGGCGATGTCTGGCTGGATGAGTTCGCCTGGGTGCGCAATCAGCGCATGCTATGGGCGGCGGTCATTCCATCGATTACCGCAATCGGTGGCCGCGTCACCGTGTTCTCCACCCCATTCCTGCCCGGCTCCCTGTTCTGGGAAATCGCCACCAACCACAAAAACAAACATGATCACTGGTGGCGCAAAACCATCACCATCGAGGATGCAATCGCACAGGGCATGCCGTTGCCGGGTGGCCTTGATGAGCTCCGCATGCTGTTTGATAGCGAAAGCTGGGCGATGTTTTACGAATGTCAGTGGGCAGAGAACGGCTCTGCACTCCTGTCCTGGGAGCTTCTGCACTCGCTCACCACCGAGAAAATCATACCCGGAAACTATGGACGGTTGCGCGGTGGGGTCGACGTTGGCCGCATCAATGACCGCACCGCCATCGCATTGGTCGGCCAGGAAGCAGACGGGAAAAAATGGAAAGATCGATACGCGCTCATCCATCAGGAGATGCACAAAGGTCTGCCGTTTGACACCCAAAAGGCAATCATTCACGAGACCGATGGGCGCTTTGATATCGAGAGCTGGAAAATCGACAAGACCGGCCTTGGCATGCAGCTCGCCGAAGAGCTGCACAACGCCAGCCCTGAGCGATTTGAGGGCGTTTGGTTCTCAGCGCAGCGCAAGTCAAAGCTCGCGCTAAACATGCTCAAATTGGCCGAGGAGCACCGTCTCTTATTGCCGAATGATCCCGATGTGCTGGCGCAGCTTCACTCGATCCAAAAGATCACTAGCGGTACCTCGATCAAGTATGACGCCGAGCGCAATGACGAGGGACATGGTGATTTGTTCTGGGCAGTTGCACTGGCCGCTGACGGTCGCGCAAAGCCTGGCGGCGGTGGCGGCGGCTTCGGTGTGGAGGTGCTTTCATGAACTTTGCCCTACCGCTTCGCTACTTGAGGGCATGGCCATGAACCTCCAGAGCCTTTCCCTCAAGGTGGCTGAAAAGCTCCGCGAAATCGCGACCCGTCAAGGCAATGTGCCGTTTGACAAGGGCGATCTGCGCAAAGCGCACGTGGTTGAACCATCAGGCAAAACCGATGCGATCCTAAGCGCAAATACGCCTTATGCGCGCGCGGTCCATGACGGGCGTCCAGCTCTCACCATCAAGCCAAAACGCAAGAAAGCTCTGGCGTTCAAAGGTGGGCGGCACCCCGTGAAATCCGTGAAACAACCCGCGCGAAAGGGCAATCCCTGGCTCGCCCGCGCGGTCGAAGATTTGGAACGGGAGGGCCTTGGCTTTCTCGCGCCAGAACTAGGCCAAGAGGTGGCCGATGAGCTCACCGAAGCACTCCGCGATCGTGGGCTGAAGGTGCGGCGAAAGTAAGCCCGCGCTGCAATTGGACTGAGCCAGTGAAAGGACACGACATGGCACGTAAAGCGACCA